CACGGCGATGAGAACATTCGGCAAGATCATCATCGAGCTCATGAACGGTGGAACAGATCTCCAGTTCACTCTAGAGAACGGACCGTCAGTCATCACTCGTCAGATGAAGCAGAGACAAGAGCTTACGGCCCTCTCTACGATTCTGCCAGACAACATGAAGCCGATCATCGCTAAGTACTTCGCAGACACTCTAAAGGACGATGTTGGTGAAGATCTGTCTAGGAACATCGTCGCTAACCTTCCGCCAGATGTCAGATTCGTTCCGGACGACATGGATCCTGCTGCAATCCATCAGCTCAATCAGATGAAGTTCCAGATGGACGAGACTATGGCAGAGCTTGAGAAGAAGAACTCGGAAGTTCAGGAGCTCAAGAATCAGCTTCTAGCTGCTCAGCTGTCTCTCGTGGGTAATCGTGAGAAGAATGTCCTCGACTGGCAGAAGTTCCAGATCGCTGAGAAGGACAAGATGATGATCGAAGCGGCTAAGCTCGGAACGACTGAAGAGAAGAATCAGGGAGATCAGATGCTCAAGGCTCAAGAAGTCTCCATCAAGGCTGCTGAAGTCGAGATGAAGAAGCAAGAGGGCGAGACACAGGCCTACATCGAAGGTGCTCAAGATATGCTAGACAAGGTCATTCCTGAACAGACCATCGACATTCCATCGGAGGTATAACTCTATGATCTTCAACGTCTTACAAGGTCCGGGTCTATCGAACAACGCACTCAGGTCTGGAGACAGACTCGCTGCTCAGAGACAGACTGACCTAGAGCATCAAGAGCTTCTAGATCCTTCGACTCTTCCCGGATTCCAGACGGCGATGTCTATGCCTCCTGGACCACAGAGAGAGCTGGCTCTTGCTGCTCTTCGTGCTGAAGCTGAGATTCGAGAAGCCGAGAATCCGAAGTACTGGAATGACCAGCAGCCGAGACGTCCCATCAGTCAGTCCTCATCTTGGATTGACGGAGTTCAGTATGATCCGAGCTCGCAGATCATGACAGTTCTGACTAACGGAAGAGCATACGCTAGAGGCGGAGTCAGTCCATCTGATGCAGCTTCTGTCGTAGACTCTTCGTCAATCGGTCAGACTGTCAACGATAAATACTTCTGAGAAGCTCTCATCAGCTCTCAGTCAGACCCCTAGCGATAGCGGTCCCCTAATAATTACCATAACACAAAGGAGCGTGGCCTTCTCCACGAAGAGGTGACAAACTCATGCCTATGTCAACAGAAGAAGCTATCAAGCTTCTCACACCAGTCGAAGAGACTGATACAGCTAAGTCGGAACCTGAGAAGGAAGAGACCCCATCAGTCGAACCTGCTAAGGAAGAAGATAAATCAGAACCTGCCAGCGTCGAGCACTCTGAAGATACAGCTGCCAAAGATAGAGAAGACGTGAAGTCCGAACCTGACGGTACCAATGGAAGTGATGCTCCGGAGGACAAGAAGGAAGAAGACAAGAAGAACGATCCACCGAAGTCCGAAGAGAAGAAGGAAGATCCTACTGGAGGTGCCTCTAAGAAGGATGGACCTGAAGGCAAGACTCAGAAGGAACAGCGAGACTACACTCTGCTCAAAGCTAAGCAGAAGTACAAGGACGCTAAGAAGAGAATTGCAGAGAAGGACGAGGAGATCAAGAAGCTCCGTGAAGAGATCGACAAGTTCAAGGGTCTAGAAGCTAAGCACTTCAAGAACGAAGACGGCAGTCCGAACACTGATGCATACATGAACTTCAAGTTCAAAGAGAAGGACATGCAAGATCAGATTCGTGATCTGACTAGAAGTCGCGATGAAGAGCAGAGAGCTATGGACATTGAGCAAGACCGAATCATCACAGAGAGATGCTTCCAAGACGAAGAGCTCAAGCAGTATCGAGAGCTAGTCGACAAGAACGGACAAGGGTTCCTAGAAGCGCTTCAGGAGAATGATCCCAAGGGAGTAGTTCTCGGCTATCTAGACACTCTTCAGGAATATCCAGTGGTTCTTCGTGAACTGATGGACCTGAACAAGAATCCGCATCTTCTCGGCAGACTGTTCAGAAGCAGAGATCCATACTCGCTTCACAGATCGATAGCTCAGATATCAGACGAGATCTTGGACAAGTGGCACAGTAAGCCAGCTCAAGTCCCAGATCCGACTCCAGCTCCAGCTCCAGAAGTCAAGAAGGCGCAAGTCCCTATCTTGGGCAAGCAGATGACGCATGGTGCGTCAAAGAGTGAATCTTCGGGCTCACTGCTGTCTGACATGAGCACGATGAACAACTGGCTCAAACAACATCCGAGAGGTAGATAGAAGCCTCTTCGAGAGAGTCAGTCTCAGACAATGAAGGTATATCACAATGGCAAATACGTTTACCCCTAATCAGAAGACCGAGTTGGTCCTCATCCGTGCAGCTGAAGCTGCTCCTTATCTGACTGTCGGCGCTAAGAGCTACTGTGCTGACCAGCTTGCTGGCAAGCGCAACGGTCAGTCTTACGAATTCGTGATCCGCGACGCTGGTGAGTTCTCCGAAGGCATGAGCGTTGAAGGTCACATCTCTGACCTCGTCGAGCGCAAGGTTGTCAAGAAGATCGAGCTCGGCAACGTCACTATCCGCACGAACCTCCTTGAGAAGGTCACTGACGTGAACTGGGACAAGGAAGTCGCTCAGCCTCAGGGCGAGAAGCTCGCTAAGGGCCTCGTCAAGAAGGTCATCAAGGCTGACCTCGGTCTCCAGAACACGGCGTTTGTCGGAACAGGCTGGCTCCCGTTGTTCAAGGCATCGAACTTCCTAGAGTCCATCTCTAGCGAAGCTCAGTACGCATTCGTCGATCCGGGCGTTGAATCCGTCATGCAGAGCACTGGTAAGGGCTTCAATCCGGCTGGCGACGTCGAACCGGCTTACCGCTCTGGTCTGAAGGGCACTGTCGCTAACGCTGAAGTTCGTGCTCAGCAGGGTCTTCCGACTCTCGTGATCTCCAAGGCACTCGCTGATCAGCTCAGCTCTGCTACGGTTACGAGCTACGTCACTGGCGCTGACTACGACACTCTCACGATCAACGTGACTGAGTCTATTCCGGCTGGTACTCCGCTCTTCGTCGAAGGCGTCTATGCTGCTGACGGAGTTGGCGAGAAGACTTCTGCTCTGAAGGCATTCATCGCAATCGAAGATGCCTCTGCTGGCGCTGTCAAGGTTCGCAAGGTTGACTTCATCGGTCAGGGAACTAAGGAACTCTGCGACATCGATGGCAAGTCTATCGCTCCTTCTGCTCTCGCTACCAAGAAGATCGTGAACTCCATCTCTGAAGGTCAGTACTTCACGGGTATCTTCCGCGTCAACGGCGCATTCGAATTCGACACGCTCTCTGAGCTTGACTGGTCGAACGCCGAGAACCGCGTGACCTCTCCGAACGGCATCACGATGCACACCGCTCGCGTGAACAACGCTATCGAAGGCACTAACGTGACCCGCTACACGATCGCTTCTCTCGCAGGCATCGTGGATCCGAGATTCTGCTCTTACGTCTGCATCAAGGATGTAACTGCCAATTTGGTAACACATTAGTTCGCTGAAGAACAATTGCAACAACATGAGCTGGGCGATGAACCCAGCTCCTTTGTTGTGTTTGATGTCAGATCACTTCAGAAGAGCGTTGCCCCACTCTGAGATGTGATTCTCTAGCCAGAACTCGTTCAGCTTCTTGTACTGGTGGATCAGTATCTCGTTGTAGTTGCTGAGCGCTCTCTTGACGATGTAGTCGATCTTCTGCTTGTCTGCATCGACTGGAATCTTCTGATATGGATGAGCTATCTCTTCGAACGGTCCATCTTCGAATGACTGACACAGACATACTCTTCCGACAGCTGCAGTCTCGAGATACTTCAGGTTCGACTTGCACTTGTTGAACAGATTGTCTTGCAGAGGAGCTATGACGAAGGTGCAAGCCGAAGCCTGAAGCTTGAAGTCTTGAGCGTACCGGTTGATAGTAGAGTAAGGAACGACCTGACAGTCGTTGAGGAACCAAGGCTTGAATCCTTTGCTCATCATCTTCTTGTCTCTGAGATAGTCGACGAGAGACTCGCTGAAGTCTCCATAGAGACCAGACTCTCTGGATCCGACATGAGTGGACGTTCCAGCGAAGAAGAAGACTGGCTCTCTGGGCACTCTCTGATTCAAGTCGAAGTGCCAGTCTGACCATGACAGATAGTTGGGAATGTGAGTGATCTTGCTCTCGTCAGTGAAGTCTTCCATCGCCTTTGCGAGATAGCGTGTAGAGACAGTGACACGATCGACGACTTGATCGAGAAGCTTCTCCATCGCAGCTCTGTTAGCGTCGCAGTCTATCTTCTTCGAGCAGAAGTTGTAGTCTGGAAGCTTCTCTCCGTTCCATGTCCAGATCAGATCGTCGCAGTCACATACGATAGAGCATCCAGTCTGATCTTTGAGCTGTCTGAGAAGATCTAGAATCTGAGGACTGAACAGCCTCTGAGTGAATATGCGCTCTTGTCCATAGTAGTAGAACTTGCCAGCGGGCATGACTGATATGTCCCTGCCTATGCTCTGAAGAAGCATCGAAGGCTTGATGACTCGGTAGTGTCCACATCCTCCAGTGTCTCCTGGAACAGCTGATACGCTTAGAGCGAAGCTGTCACTTAGAGCGAAGCTGTCACTTATCTTCTTCTCATTCATTAGTCACCTCCGTCTTGCCTTCTCTGACTTCTGCAAGGTAGTCTTCCATGCATGCGTCTAGGTGCTCTTGAATCTTCTTCTCTCTGTGGTAGTCTGCTGTCAAGTCTTCGTAGTAGTGGATAGCCGACGTGTAAGCGATTCTGTAAGCGTATGAGTGAATGCTTCCAGCTCCTTCATCGAAGTTCTTGGGAAGCTTGCACAACAGCTCCAGATACTGCTGCTCTATGATCTGCTCCTTCTCTCTCTTAGGCTTGAGGACGAACTTAGGACCTCCGAGAACTGCGATGCATGTCGTCAGAATGTAGACTCCATAGCGGTCATTCTCAGTCTCTGACAGGTCCACTCCGTCATGTATCTTCTTTGTCAGCTGAGTGAAGTCTGACACGTCCAAGTCATAGTACTTAGCGTAGTCTGGACTGTTCCAGCTTATCTTCATTGACCTTCTGCGATGGGGATCCTTCCAGCGTGGTATAATCATATTCTATTTATGTGATCTGATCAATGGAGGGCTAATAATTGACATTGAATCATCGAATCTTGAACACGAAGATTCAGCTATCTTAGGAGTTAAGGGATGATCAACGGCAATGATGAGATCGCACTCGGGTATCTGCTAGACCCGACCTTCCAGCTAGTCAATACGAGCGGCAAGCCTCTGACTGACGGCTATATCGAAGTATACTACCACGGCACTAGAGACAAGTACTACTGCTACTCTGACTGGAACGGCACTCTCCATCCATTCCAGATCCCTCTAGACTCTCTCGGATCCAACATCGTTCTCGCAGATCCGAACTTCTCTTACGACATCTACGTATACAACAAGTATGGCACTCTTCAGATGTCCCGCTACAACGTCAATCCTGGATCGGGTAGCGGAGGTGGAAGCTCCGGCGAAGGAGGTCCTGCTGAACATTGGTCTTCAGATACAGCAGGTGGAGCTTCCACCACAGTCACTGGTGGAACGACAGTCTATCTGACACTTCCATCTTCTGAAGATCAGCCAGAGTTCGTCGATCACGCTACAGACACGGCTATCTTCTTGAAGGAAGGTCTCTATCACATTGACGCTGTCGTCTCGTTCAAGCAAGATGAAGATGATCTTCAGAACATCATCAAAGATCTAGTCGTCAACACTGGCCTGATCGGCTGGGATGCTCAGATGACTGGCCAGAAGAACTGGACTGGTCCAGAGTCTACTGATGATGACAGACACTTCCTTGAGCTGCACACTGTCGTGTCAGTTCCAGAAGACTCTCTTCAGACTCTATACTTCCAGATCTCGTCTCCAGTCGATCTAGACTCGGCTGCTATCGAGAAGCTTGACATCATCAAGCTAGAAGCTGGTGGCAACGGAATCAAGTACACTGCTGGCTACGGCATCGACATCACAGGTCAGATCATATCGACTTCTGGAATGATGCCTGAAGCTTCGGCTGCCAACTTCGTAGACAACTCTACGTATCAGGTAGACATTCAGAACATCTACGAGACTATCGCTGAGACTTCTGCGATGATTCCGTCTGGTGTCGCTACTGAACAGTATGTTCAAGACTACACTTCTGCATTCATCACAGAAGAAGCTCTCGATGGATATGCTACAGAGCAGTGGGTACAAGAGCAGCACTACATCACTTCTGCTGACTTCCCTCAGACAGTTCCACTCGTAGCGGGTGAAGGAATCAGCATCGTAGACACTTCTGCATCTACAATCATCAGCTGCAGTGGTGCAGGAGTCTCTGAAGAGTGGGTCGAGAACTACACTTCTGCATTCATCACTTCTGATGCACTTGATGACTATGTGACTGACGATGAGTTCAACGATGTCGTCAACAGTCTGTCAGATGACATCTCTGCCGTCTCTGGCGCTATTCCATCTCTAGACGGATATGCTACCGAGCAGTGGGTGGAAGACTACACGTCTGCATTCATCACTTCTGCTGACATTCCTGATGTCCCAGAAGATCTAGTCACTTCGGCAGAGCTTGCTACTGTCTCTGGCAACATCGTCAGTCAGATTCCTTCTCTTGATGGCTATGCTACTGAACAGTACGTGCAAGACTATACCTCTGCATTCATCACTGAATCTGACATTCCAGCTGATCTAGTGACATCCGGAGAACTGGCTACAGTATCTGGTGACATCATGAGTCAGATTCCTCCCCAGACGACTGTCTCTATCGATCCGACATTTAGCTCTGGAACTAAGATCGCAGAATTCAACATCAACGGAACTTCAGGTGAACTATACGCTCCGGCTGGAGGTGGATCGACTTACTATGCTGGAGATCACATCGTAATTGATCAAGATAACTACATCAGCACTTCTGGCTTGATGGAAGAGAACTCTGCATTCAGAATAAACGAACAGGGATATGCAGAGAGAGTCGTCGGATCAGTCGTTCCAGGAACATTGAATCTAGGTACAATAGTAGACAATACACCTCTTCAGGTGATAGGTCTGCAAGATGATGTAGAGTATACGTTGAACTGCTCTGGCAACACGGCTGGAGTTCAGATCTATCAGGGCGACTTCTGGTCCTACTCTCAAGCTACGACTCTATATCCGACAAACAACGAGATCAAGTTCACGAAGTCAGACTTTGATAACATCTCCTATACTGGTAATTACTATCTGCACTTCAACGATGTTTGGACTCCAAGCATTCAAGGCAATACGGTAACTCTGTCTTACGAAGGAATTGGCAATGAGAGATACGCTCTTCTGTCTGACATTCCATCGACAGCTGGATTCGTTACTTCTGGAGAATTAGCTAATGTCTCGGGGAAGATGACAAAGGTAAGAACCTTTGCTTCAGCTGGTGGGCTCTGGCCTTATGGAGTTGATACTAATTATCAGATTCTCAGATTCAACTATGGCAATACTGGAATGCCATCTAGTTCTGGCGTGAGAAGAATCGTAGAGGTATCAGATAACGGCTTATCATACACTACTCTTGGAGAACTGGTACCAGTTCCGTCTACATCTGGTCTAGTACTGACAAGCTTAACATCTAGCGGAATGTCATGGCAAGAACCTTCTGCTGGGTCAGAAGTGGACATCATTCCTTCGCTTCAGACTGGAACTAAGATAGCTGACTATGTCATCGATGGCACTTCTGGAGAACTCTATGCACCAGAAGTATCAGTTCCAGAAGATCTAGTGACATCGGGAGAACTGGCTACTGTGTCTGGGAACATCATGAACGAGATTCCAGACACTTCTGACATGGCTACACAGACATGGGTAGGTCAACAGGGATATCTGACTTCTGTTCCTGAAGAGTATGCTACATCTGCTGATCTAGTCACTCTGTCTGGAGCTATAGAAGCTGACATTCCGAACTACACAGCTGGAGACAACATCTCTATCGTCAATGACGAGATCTCGGTCTCAGGAACTGCTGGACTGATCGCAGGTAACAACATCATCATCGCAGCTTCCGGAGACAACTACGTCATCGCCTCTACTGGAGGCGGCGGTGGTGGCGGACTTGATCAAGTCTATCATGACGCTAGTCTGTCTGGAGATGGCACTTCCGAGAGTCCTCTAACAGTCACATCGGCTGACATCTGGAACGCTGCTGCTGGAATGAACGAGTACCCAATCTCTGCTGGTCCAGGCATGAGCATCGAAGATGTCGATGGAGTCACCGTCTTCCAGACTCAGATCACTGCTGGAACTGGCATCAAAGTCACTACTCCAGCGGCTGGTCAGATACAGATCAGCAATGATGAGACTGTTCTGTGGGAGAACACTGATCAGTATCCAGCAGTAAGTACTATTACACTAACTGAGAACTGGAATAACTTCAAGTATCTAAGAGTCGAGACTACAGAGCAGTATGGGAACGGACCATTGACTAACTTATTTGATACTCAATCACAGTCGTTCTCTGGAACAAGAGCTAAGAGATTTGAAGTGGGCCACTATGCAGTCGACATCGCTAACAGTACATTGTACATAAGATTGATAATGCTAACGTTCGCAAATGGCGAATACAAGGATGGTACTATAGATGTTCTAAGAGTAGCAGTAGGCAACAATACTAGCTCATTCACAAATGGGACAGGAGATACTAGACTGGTTAGGATAGTTGGAATCAACCGCATCTCTGGAGGGAACTAAGAATGTCTTCAGTTCTGACATACAACGGACATGGACTCAAGCTCATGACGGGCTCTGGCTATGTCCGTGTCTCTGGAGAGAAGTATGACCCAGTTCCGAAGGCTGAGATCGTGTTCAGATTCAGCTCTTCTTCCTACACTCCGACAGCTACTCTTCTAGGTCAGTGCAAGACTTCCGGAGGCGCTCACTGGGTTCATGTCGATGGAGCTGACTGGAAGATCGTGACTGACTTGTACACAGGAGCTGCTGGCACCCAGGACACTTCTCTGGGCATCGGTCGTCTATGCACTACTCAGAGCAACGTCTCTACGTTCACGACTGCTAACACTGGTGGAGTCACTGCTGAGATCATCTCGGTCACTGGCGCTCAGATTCAGACGCTTGACAGAGCATTCACTGGATGCGACGCTATATCTGGATTCAATTCTGCAGTAACTTCTCTGAACTCTATTCCAGCACTCTCCAATGTCAACCAAGCATTCGACTCATGCACTGGAGTCACTGATGACTCTGCGTTGAGCTTGTACACGGCTTGGTATCAGAACGCTAACATCACGAGTCACTCTGCTACGTTCAACAGCTGCGGATCTTCGACTTATCTCGCTCAGATTCCAGTTGGATGGGGTGGCACTCAGATTCCAGCATCGACTCTGATGACTTCTGCAAGAGGCAAGTGGAAGAACAACTATGACATCTGGTCTATATCTGCAGGCAATCCTGACTGGACTTCCATGAACGGAGTATACATCTTCACAGAGTCTTCAGTGTCTTCTTATGCTGGCGTGTCGATGAACAGATCCAGAATAGCGAAGTTCAACAGTCTCAACACGACTCAAGGACAAGCAGCTCTATACTTCTATCCTTGCTTCATGCAGCACACGTCTTCTGCTATCACTTGGGCAGTGAGCACAGCTAGTCCTAACGGAAGTCTGACGATCAGTCAGGGCAACACTGACATGCCTGGAACTCTAGACTACTCTACTTATGGACCGTTCTCTCTTGAGTTCGGATCTTACGACTCTGCTGGAACAGTATACTTCTGCTTCCTTGTCACGAACGATCCTATCTCTAGCTCGTTCGACTTGAGCTCTAGTCCGTACGGAGTTCTGTTCAACAGCAACTTCAAGACAGACGCTGGACTGAGATGGTTCGTATAGATATAAGGAATGAATATGTCTGAGAAGATATACAAGATAGGCAACAAGATTCTGAAGATCGGGGGCAAGCTCTTGACTGTTAGCGAAGAGCCTCCAGTTCTACCTCCATATACGATCAGATTGAAGTTCTCGGAAGGAGTTACACCAACGTTCAACAAGGGAACAGCAGTTCAGGTAATCTCTAGTCCTAACATCTGGGATCTGACTTACGAGAATACCGACTGGCATTCCCTAGTCGTGGGTAAGCAGTCGTTACTAGAAGTTCTAGGTGGTAATACTTCTGGAGTGACTGTCATGAATGGTATGTTCGTTAACTGCACGAATCTGAAGAAGGTCGTTCTCTTTGATACATCATCAGTAACTAATACCGGAATAATGTTCTATGACTGCTCAAGTCTAACAACTGTACCGATGTTCAATACATCATCTGTTGCATATATGTATTCAATGTTCGAAGGTTGCTCAAGTCTAACTTCAGTACCTTTGTTTGACACATCTTCAGCAACTGATATGCGCAGTATGTTCTCCCGTTGTAGCAATCTAGCTTCAGTACCTCTGTTTGATACTTCTAGAGTTACTTACATACAAGGTATGTTAGAGAACTGTAGAAGTCTAACTTCAGTACCTCTGTTTGACACATCTTCAGCAACTATCATGTCTGGTATGTTAGCTGGCTGTAGAAGTCTAACTTCAGTACCTTTGTTTGACACATCTTCAGCAACTAACATGTATAGTATGTTAAGTGGCTGTAGTAGTCTAACTTCAGTACCTCTGTTTGATACAAGATTAGTTACTGATATGAGTTATATGTTCGCAGCTTGCAGCAGTCTTATATTGGTGCCACTACTTGACACTTCATCAGCTACAAATATGAACAGGATGTTCGAGGGATGTGTCAACGTTCAATCTGGTGCTCTTGCACTATATCAGCAAGCTTCTAGTCAGACGACTCCTCCTTCTAATCATGACAGAACATTCCGTAACTGTGGATCAAACACAGTAACTGGAGCTGATGAGCTTGCTCAGATACCAGGTGACTGGAAGTGATAAGGAGATCGTATGTCCAAGATATTGACAAGTTCTGACAGATTCTTGATGAGCGGTGGTCGATGGCTCACTAGAGAGTATGTACCGCCTCCTCCACCTCCGCCGACGAGATATGTCTATCTCAATCAGACGACTGGCGGAACTATCTCTGCTAGTCCGATGTCTGGAGTCGATGGAGACACAGTCACTCTGTCCAACACTCCATCTACGAACTACACGTTCAACGGCTACACTGTGAACGGAGCTACTCTCTATGACGGGAACAAGTTCGACTTCAGTGGATCTGACGTGACATGCTCAGCCTCTTGGACTCAGGGTAGTAGAGGTCCAATGCCTACTCAAGGTCTTCTATATCTAACTGACATGTATGGGTATCACACTAACTACTCTTCAGCCTTTAGGAAGTATTACTATCTGGACGAATACAGATACTCTGCTATACCAGGATCTGGCTCTACTAGCTACGATGGACACAAGGCAATCATATACAGCACTGGGAAGAAGACTGACAAGCCAACGTTCTTAAGCAATGGTACATTCGGATCTAGCTCATTCTATGATCTGAGAATGCCCTCATCTTATGATGGCTGTCACTACGGATATATCGGTACTATGTCCGGTGGTGAATATTGCCACAATGGAGGATTCCCATATTCAGAGACTTCTGGACCTAAGCAAAGAGAGTACTCTACTGCGTGGTGGGGAGCGTTCATCAACAGCAGGCCAAATGATGTAAATTTGTCTAGCTGTGAATTCATGATGACTAATGGACTAGGGCTGTATAGATGCCCTGATACTAATACAGTTAACTGGGAATTCCGTACATATATAGCGCCTGAATGGACTCTAATAAATGGAGAATATGGTCAATTCAGCCCTACTTCGACATACTGGAGTGATAGGAGGCAGTATGTTCTTGGGACTACTCTAGATCTACATCACATGCATCACTACAACGCATACATCAGCACGATGGACACATCAGCTAATGGCGGCATATATGAGCTATATCTTGACGGCAAGCTTCTATTCCGCATAAGAGGCAACTGGGACAGTCTAGTTGATGGGTGGGACTACCATACTAGTGGCTTAGTTCCACTTCCTTATACTTATGGACATGGGATGTGCATATCTGAGTGGTGCTTATATGAAGGAAGAGTAATTCACTATCCGGATAGACCGATAGTGCTATAAGGAGAGATTAAGAGGAGTTACCACTATGAAGAACAACAACGTAGTCACTAACATCGCACAGTCATTTGACGATACAGAGAAGGCTCAGGCTCGTGAGAACATCGGAGCTATATCTTCAGCTGATCTAGCTGGATATGCTACAGAGTCTTGGGTCACTGATCATGACTATGCGACTGAGACATGGACGACTGAGTATGTCGACAGCAAGACTTCTGGATTCACTAACGTCTATCTCGGATCTGGAGGAGGATACGCTCCGACATACACTCCAGTCGACAGAATGAGCTTCTGGGTCGGAGGAAGAGTCTCGACGACATACAACGGAGGAGCTTCTACTGAAGACCAAGGTTATCTATCTCCTTGGGAAGTCCCTGAAGCTACGAGCGCCAACTTCGACAAGGTTCTTGGATGGACTCCAGATGGCGCTCAGTGGGTCAACGGAGATGTTCCTGACTGGATCATCAGACAGAGCACGATGGACGGCTATCTAGAGTCTACGAATCCGATCTACAATCAGCTGATAGACGGAACTGGTGATGCAGAAGAGATCTGGGGAGAAGCTCTAGTCAGATTCAACACTTCTGGCTCATACGCTCTCTGTCCAGCTGACAACAGTCTCAATCTGACAGAGAGCGACCAGTGCGTCAATCTGAAGGATCTTCCAGCTGGCGTCTACTCTATCGGATTCTTGTTCCAAGCTACGAATCCGGGAGATGTCAGATATCTTCAGATCAAAGGACAGTCTGACAAGACTGCTGCTGACATCAGTCTAATGCACCTTCAGACTTCTCTCAAGAGGGCTAACTGATGGACTGGCTAATAAGCATACTCCCTTATATCCCACAGACGGCTATCCCCATAGTCGTCGTGGCTATCGCGTACTTCAAGATCAATGGAGACCGCAAGGCGACTAAAGAGATCCGTGACAAAGACTCTCTTCAGCTTCACGACTCTGTTCAGAAGCTGACTTGGGAGAACGGCAGAATCAAAGAGGACCTCTCATTCCTTAAGACTAGCATCGACGACCATCAGATGCAGCTATCGGTTCTCAACACCGAGCTCGCTAAGGTGTCAACGAAGCTAGACAACGTCATCGAGATGCTCCACGAGATGAAGGATTCTAAGTCATGATATTCACTGTAGCATTCCTCGTCGTCTTCGTTATTTGCGGCTACATCGCATTCAGAGACGATGACTGGGAAGATAGGTGGAGAGGATAGCTCATCTGCAAGTGTAGAAGGAGCTTCTGAAGACGGATGATGAGTCCGTCTTCTGTTTGCGGTATACGTGCGGTATAAGCTCCTCTTCAGACCTACCCGTGTTGACCTACTGATGAGCCCACGTTACCGCCTTAGAACCGGGTCTATGCGTCAAGAATGAGCCTTCCGTGAATTGATCCTGCAGGTTCTGACGTCTTTGACGCCATTGAACACCTTCTTGACGTATTCACGCATCTGTCTCTCGATCTTCTCGGCTGGGTGTCTCGCTCTCTTCAATCCGGAATAGTACGAGATTACGCGGTGCCAGTCGCTGCTGTCCAGCTCATCAATGTCATAGCCAGTCATCTCTGACACTTCCTTAGCGAGAGTCTTATCGAACACCCATCTCCCTTGATAGTCCCAGACGATCTGATATTCGTCAGTCACTCGATCGACCAAGTTCCTGAGAGTGACTGTGTGCCTAGACGTGTAGCCACACTTTTTGGCTATCGCTAAGATCACTCGGTTCTTAGTCCATTGTCTCATGTCTTCTGACCATCCAGAGGTGTAGCCGTTGTCGTTCTTGACGACAGCGCCGATGTCTATCATGAATTCAAGAGTCTCATCGAGAGACCAGGTGCAGAGTGGATGGTTAGCGGGCATGTTCAGAATATAGAATATTCTTCAATCTGCAAAGAACCCTCCCAGAGGAAGGAAGTGTGAGGAATGGCTATAACCTCAGGACCTCTGGAAGGGCTAGGAGAATCCGGTATATGATCACTACCGGAACTTATCGAAGATGCCTCTATGATGAGTTACTTCAAGCTGTCGAAGAACTCGCCTGTCGGCTTGGCCTCTTCAGCTTTCTGTTCAGATGCTGCCTTGACAGCTTCGATGAACGCGTTGTTCTCGGGCAGACGCCAGTTCGTGTCCCAGAATCCGTCTTCAGTCTTGGATCTGGATACGATGACGATAGCGGGAGTCTTCTTGAACTTCTTGCCGATCTTCTGAGCGAAGTCGATGATGCGCTCTTCGTCAGTGTCGTTGTCTTCGGAGCTCATAGCGTCTTCGTAGAGCTTCTTGGTGACTTCCATTCCGAGTCCAGAGATAGCGAGCTTGGTCAAGCGGTTCAGAGTGATCTCGATGGACTTCTCTGAGCTGAAGCCGAGATATGCGCTGATCTCAGTTCCGTCTACGTCGATCGTGAGAGCGATGCTAGTCTTGCCAGACTTGGTAGACTTGTGCTCTCCGATGTTGACGACCTTAGCTTCTTTGTCTTTGAGTTCGCCGATCTTGTTCGAGCTTGTCTTGATTGTAGTGAAGTAGTTGTCGAATGAGTTTGTGATTGACATTGTTTGTGTTCCTTTGCGCTTAGCGCTGTTGTTTGTATTTGATTGTATTGATCAATATAGTATTTACAGGAAGAGTCCGAGAACTGCTCCGAACATCTTCTTGATAGGATTGACTGGCTTGCGCTTCTCAGCACGACGCTTCTTGCGATAGACCGAGACTTTAGCACGATAAGCTTCGTACTTCTCGACGCTGCCGTACTTAGCGATGACCTGTTCTTGTGTGAGTGTTCTCTTCATGATGTACTTCCTTGTTGATTGTTGATATGTACAATATAGTAATCTTCAATGGACTTCGCAGTCAGTTCTTTGTAAATGTTCAGTTACAATTCTTGTCTGGAACAGTCCTGGAATGAGTTGGAATGACCCGGAACGAACCTTTGGGCCAAGAACCGGTTCCAGCTTCTAACCCTTGCGGTTGCTAGGACACAGCGCTGTTTGGGAGCTCTGGAACGACTGGAACGACTCCTATGTCACTCACCCTATATTATATGCGTATAGTAATCTACTTAATAATAATTCCATTATACTTCTATTATTGAGAATAAGTCGTTCCAATGTTCCAATATAATAGAATCCTAGTAACTACCGGGGTTAGAGCTGGAACGACTACTTCGTTCCAGATGTGTTCCATGAGTCGTTCCAGAAGAATTAGTAGAATAATCGGAGAGAATTTGAAGTCTAAGCACAAATTCCTATATATAGAATGTAGCAGAAGTTACGACCTCCGCTAAGCTCGACATAAGGTATTCCCTAAGTTAGAGTCGGAGGTCGTCGGCAAGATGGCTTCCGACTTCTGTGCAATTAAGCCATCACAACATAGGGAATGCATTATGAAGCAACACATCAATGACCTAAGGGTCGCTACTGCTTACAAGAAGCAGCTCACAGACAAGTTCAATCTCAAAGACAACGACGTATTCATCGACGCTCAGACCAACTGGGTGCAGTTCGAAGCAGAGTTCGAACTCGATGGTCACAAGTTCCATCCGTACATCAGGTACGAGAACAAGAACGTCAACACGCCCAGAATCATGGATATCACTCTGTACTTCGACAAAGGACATACTAGAGACTTGGCATATAAGTCTTACTATGTCGAGTCCGCCAAGGTCTCCGAAGTGTCGATGTACAATATTCTGGAGATGTGCAAGAACATGAAGTTCGAGATGCTGAGAGTTGAACAGGATGCCGAGGAATGGCTGAGTGATCCGAACCAGAAGAGATGGGGACTGCCTGACACAGGAGCTGATGAAGATCTGTTCTGGGAGAAGCTTCTGTTCGCTGGAAGCGTTGGACAGAATGGCTGGATCGGTCCTAAGGAGTCTATCGAGAGAGGCTCAGAGGAGTTCAAGGAACTGAGAGAGGAACATACCCGAATGATGACTCTGCTCAACACGTTCCCTGGATCCTTCTCGCCTGGAAGAACTGAGACTGAAGAAGTTGGATCATACGAGCTCAAGCACATTCTGGAGAGGATCGACCGATGGAGGACCAAAGGATCTAGCTGCTACTACACGAACGGTGCAGCTATCGCTACTCTTCCATACTACCTGAGAGACAGGTTCACTACGAGTGACGTGGTGGCAACTATCACATCTCCGAACGTGGATCTTGTCTTAGACAAGCACTTCATCACTCTTCTTAGGTATCTTGACAAGCTGGTAAGCTGATGTGAATTAGTGGCATCTCCAAAGATTCCTATATATAGAATGACAACAGAGCTACGGTCGCCACTCCATCAGTACTCCGTAGCTCTTATGAGATAGGCTTATCATCTGCTGAATCCTATGCTCATCTGGACTCGAAGACCTTTGGAGTGGCGTGAGAGTCCAGATGAGCATTATTGCAGAACACACTCTAGAAGGAATAGAGAACATGGAACAGCAGATAACATCTACTAACACGGCAAAGCGCATAAGAGATGCGCTAGAGAAGATCAAGGCAGTGCCAGATGACTTACAGTCGCTTCTGGGCTGGGCAGCATCTACGGACTTGACTATCAAGAATGGAGTGAGGGAAGATCCTCTCAGCGGATATATCGGTCAGAATCCGACTATCAAGAAGGATGACCTGATCGAGCTTCTCGAAGGAATAGTCGAGAAGAAGGAAGAGTATCAGGGCAAGAAGAGAGCACAGAAGAAGGTCATCAACACAGACGGTGGCGCATTCTTGACTGGTCTCGGTAAGCCGACTAAGATCCCGTTGAACACTTCTCTTCTGAAGATCAACGCTAACGACTATGCCTTATTCTCGATGATCAAGCAGTGCGGTGACTCTATCACCGTTCGCAGCAAAGATTCGACTATTCTGTGCACCGAGGACAGCAAGGGCAACATTCACATACCTAACAAAGAGTTCCTCAAAGGCAACATCGCATACGAAGCTAACGAGGACTTCAACAACAAGCTGAGGAAGTACGTCAAGATGACTAACGACTTCCTAGTCGACCTGATGGACAACTTCGATCTAGAGAAGGTCGGTCTATCTCCCATTGAAGAGTTCATGAGCACGGAAGTTCCGTCGTCTCTAGCTAAGCTCTTCGAACTGACGGACTACGTGACTGAGAGCCAAGACAAGAAGCACCAACATCACGACTTGAAGCTTAAGCTGATAGAGAAGATCTCCAACTTCGATGATGTCTTCCAGTATGTTCTTGACAACTGGTCTAAGTTCCACAAGTGCATCGGAGGCCAGAAGAAGTTCATCGCTTGGTCTAACAAGACGGATGTCGCATCAGTGTCTTACTGGACTCTTCCTAAGGAAGAAGTCAAGTGTCCAGAGAACTGGGACAAGTATCTGGATCTGAAGATGGATCCGAGAATGAGAAGCAGATTCGTATGGTTCTGGGGCTCATGTCTAGACGCAGACAGCACATGTCAACAGTATCTCGCTAACTCGGACTCTGGTGGAACATTGAAGAGCGCAACTAACAGGATCTTGTCTTCTGCTCTGCCTCCGAGAGCAGTAGGGTTCATCGATGACAACATTCTGAATGACAAGAACGAGTTCGGAATGTCTGCATCTGAGATCTGGCTGTCTCACATCTCCATCATAGACGAGATCGGAGACTCTTCTAATCTCACTAGCGCTAGGACTAAGAGGATGGTCGCTCAGCAGCCGTTGACTCTTCAGGTGAAGAACAGAAGCGCTATCGAATGGGAGCCTATCAACCACAAGCTCATAGTCAACTCTAACAAAGGCATCGTGGTCAAGGACTACGCTAATCGCAGAAGAATCATTCCTATCTGCTTCAAGTGCATCACTCCTTGGTCTAAAGAATGGGAAGACGATCTTAGGTCTACAGTCAAGCAGTTCCTAGACTACGCATACTGCTACTACAAGAGATGTCCTCTGATGGTCAACGGATCTTATCTGGTTCTCTGTGAAGAAGACGAGAAGTCGTTCTTGGAAGGTAAGCTGGATCTAGATGTGCCGGACAAGGTATGGGACTCTAGATCAAAGAAGGCGCTCACAGAAGAATGTCTCAAAGACTTCTACAAAACGGACGACTATTCAGAGAATGACGAAGTATACGAGATCTTCGAGCCTATCATCGAGAAGTACTTCGAGATCACTAATGAATACGAAGATGCTATGTCTATATCCTCATTCCGTGGTCACATGCAGAAGATCTTGTACAACGAGAAGCAATACCGCTCATACTTCGGTGTCAGAACCTCGATAGACATCTATAGCTACAGGGACATAGACTTGAATCCGTATTCTAGGGATAGTCAGTTCTGGAAGTTCAAGAAGTACCTAGAGGGTCTAGGAATCACGAAGTCATCTAGCAGAGATTCAGAAGGTAGGAAGCTGCGTGTCTATCGAGGAATAAAGGCTAAGTATGATGCATTTGACTCCGAGTTCTATAATGACCTAGACGACCCTGACGAACCATATCAGGCTCCAACACGTTCAAATCCATACGATAAGAGACCGAACTATGACGACGATAAGTATAACAACTGCATCTAGGAGGTACAATATATGGCTAGACCGAGACTATCAGAAGAACAAGCTATCGCTCGATGGGGAAGTCTGAGAAGATACCATCAGCATCTAGAGGCAGTGAGCCGCTATCAAGAAGAGCACTATGACGAGATGAGAGAATACCGCAGGAAGAACAGAGCTAAGCTGTCAAAGGCGACTATGGACTGGCGCAAGATTCACTACGAGCAAGCTCTAGCGTCTGTGAAGAAGAGGATCAGAGAGAAGATGGCTACTGATCCTCTATTCCGCAAGGCATGTCAGGACCGCATCTTCAATCGCAGAATGCTCATCAAGCTCGGAATACTTAAGCCGAACTGGAATCTACATTATCCGGACGGACGAGTCAGTCGAACTCACTGGGTCTACTTGGAAGCTGAAGCTCATGTAGAGCTTCACAGTCAGTACGGCAAACGGAACCTGGATGTTCCGATGGAGCGCATCATGGAGTGTCCACATCTCATTCACGTCATGTACGAATACGAGAACGGGCATCTGTATAAATGGACTGGATCATACAACGGAAGAAGATTCCAGCCTCTCTGCCGTTCAGAGCAGGAGTGGAAGAAGGAGATAGTCAAATGAGAATCATCGCATCACTAACAAGCTGGAACAAGCGCATCGACTCTGCCGTACAGACAGTCAAGTCATTCCTTGCGCAAGATCACGACAACTTCGGAGTAGAGCTGAATCTCGACTTCCAGCAGTTCCCGAACAAGTACAAGGATCTGCCAGACGAGCTAGTCGAGCTGGAGATGACCGACAACAGGTTCGACATCTTCTGGAGAGACACGGACCTGAAGGTATGGCAGAAGCTATATCCTACGATCTGGAGACACGTCGGCCAGAGATACATTCTCGTCACTGGAGACGATGACATCACATATCCGACTACGTACTTCAAGGAGATAGAAGAGAACATGAAGGACGCTGACTGGCTCTGCACTAATCACGACGTCTATACGCAGGGTCAGGCTATGGCGTACTCATTCAACGCTATCGACAAGTTCCTTCGTCATGTCGACATGGACTTCATGATGAACGTCCCGCTCGACGACCACGGACTGTTCTGGATAATGCAGAAGTATCACCTGAAGCGTGGCAAGAAGATCGAGCATGGATTCGAAGACAGAGATGTCGGCTACTCGTTCAGAAGATTCTGGTTCAAGGACGATCCATCGAACATAAAGCATGGAGACTACCCTCGCGAACAATTTATTCGTGAACGAACCTATATGGAGAAGAGGGGGATACTATGATAACTGAAGGACAAATTAAGAGGCTAAGAAGATATTGCAGAGAACCTATCGAGAATATCAGAGGTTACAAAGAAGCTCTAAATTCAAAGAGGAAGTACGATTGTCTCATCAAGTGGAAGGTCGAGCAGCTCTGCAATGATCCCTTCTGGGTCAAGCAGGACAGACTATTCCAGCTGAGACATGCGCGTCAGCAGCATAGACTCTTATCTGAGGCAAACAAGAGCGTAGAGGCATCTACGATAGAATCGGCTATAAGACGTGAAGAGGAGGCAACCCTATGAACAATACATTCTATGACCTAAAGTCCCTAATGGGCAGCTCTATGACGATACAATAGTCACTGTGCCAAGAACATATTATCTGAGAGACGGAGAGCTCGTAGACACTGAAGAGCACGATGTCTATGTCAATGACGGCTACAAGGCGACTCATTGTTGGGGAGACGAGAATGTAGATGACTTCGCCTGATCTTCGTAGAAGGCTCAAGAACTGGCTCTCGAAGCTCTCTGAGAGAAGCTCTAATAATTGTTCTGAGAGGTTAAAGTATGACACACTTAGAACGGTTGAAGGCAAGAAGGGAGCGCAAGAAGCTCGAGAGAGAGCTGAGCGCAAGTCCCGCAAGAGAAGAGAAGCCAGAGCTAAGCGAAGAAGAAGATCAGCTGGTTCTTGAAGTCCGCAAGATACGAGTACTGCTTGAGCGCATGAACTTCCGAGACGCTGTCAGATCCGGCGAGGAGGTATAGTCATGACGCTCAAGGACTACATCGAGAACAACTTCACTCACGTCACTCTCTGCACCGAGATGGTCGGTCAGAATGGCTCAATTGTAAAGATTCCTGAACTGAACAGAGATCTAACAGTGGGTCTCATCAGCACTGACTCTAAGGAAGAGTTCGAGAAGCTGTGCTTCACGTTCGTTCCAGTCGGCACGATCATCGACAGCTTAGACGACAAGTGGTACGAGGCTAAGGTGCTGAGAGTCAGACAGCTGTTGACGAAGATGATGCTTGACGAGAAGTCACGCTCTATCGCTCAGAAGTACTTCGACACTCTAGAGCGCAGAGACCGAGTCAGATGGGCTAAGGAGTCCAAGTCCGTCGAGGTCACTCAGACTGATCCGACTAAGGGAAGCTCTACTTCTATCACGTTCAAGGTCGTAGACTAGAGGCAGCAATGCAGCAGACTCTATCTCGTTGGCAGAAGAAGTGGATGGACCACTTCGACGATCCGCTATACATCGCTTGTACCGCAGTCTCAGCGGGCAAGACTAGAATCCTTGCGACATGGATCGTTCTCCAGTGCTGTCAGAAGCCAGGAATCCGAGGAATCGTAGTCGCACAGACTCATGCAGCTCTGAGGAAGGTTCTGATCCACGACATCATCATGTTCGCTACGTCGATAGGCATACACATCGACTGGAACAAGTCTAATCAGGAGCTCAAGTTCGACAACGGATCTATCCTGTTCGGCTACTCGTCTGAGAATCCGGCTGGAGTTCTCGGTCTATCTGAGATAGATCTTCTAGCGATAGACGAGGCCGCATACTGCTCAGAAGAGATATACAACTACGCTAGAGACCGTATGCGTGGCGGCAAGTATAGTCCTATGGTCAGGCTCATATCCTCTCCTTCGACGCTCGCTAGGGTTGAGAACTGGTTCAGCAGAGTCGTCAAAGAGAATCCTGACAAGGTCATCACGGCGACATATCTCGACAATCCGTTCACGTCAGACGAGTATAAGCGAGAGCTCGAGAATCGATATGTCAAGGGCTCTAATCTGTTCCGTCAGCAGTGTCTAGGTCAGATCTTCGACACTGACATCGCATCACAGATCATATTCAGGTCTGACTTCTGTCGAGAGAAGAGAGAAGGTGGCGAACAGAGATGGCTCGGATGCGACATGTCTGGTCTCGGAGCTGACTCTGACGCATACGTCGTGATCGATCGATTCGGAATGGTCGACTGGAAGCTCGCTACGACAGAGAACACGTACGAGAAGTCAGACACGCTCACTCAGATGTGGGAGCTCAACAAGATCATCTGCGGATGCGTGGACATGACGGGTGGCTATGGCCAAGGACTTCTCGACTATGCTATGACGAAGTCTCTCAGTCTCAACGGCATCAACTTCGCAGAGAAGGCGACTATTCCAGACAAATATCCGAATGTCAGATGTCAGATGTACCTAGAGCTTGCTCAAGAAGTCAGAGACGGCTTCTGGGTCTGCGACGAGGCTAAGGAAGAGCTCATAGCTCAGTCAGTCTTCATCAATCCTAAGGGAATGCAGCAGCTCGTACCGAAGTCAGAAGTCAAGAAGATACTCGGACACTCTCCGGACTTGTGCGATGCTCTAGCTCTAGCTGTCTTCGCTAAGAATCACGGATTCACGAACGTCAACTCTAAGCTCGCAGTCGACAGAGCTAGAGAGATATCTGACAAGTACTTGAGCCTGCTAGGATATTGAGTGTCCCAAGGAACCGAAGGTGTCCCTAATAATTGTCTCAAATCGGGAGACTGAAGATGCACTCAGTACGTGAGATCATATTCGAAGCTGCAGTCAGATGCAATGTCGGAAGACGCCGTCAGGCTCTTCCAGGCGGCATTGAAGAGACAGCTCTCAAGCTTCTTCACGGCGTAGTTGACAAATATAACTACGACAACCTTCTCAACTGGACTCAGAATTCAGTGTTGTGCAGGAACAACTATCTCATTCATCTCTGGGATGAAGAAGACACTCTAGCTGGAGAAGGCAACCTATACTTCAATAGCGAAGCTGACTTGATGGCTCACACTCCAGATGAGGGTGACTACGCTATCGTGATCGGAGACAACTCTAAGTTCTGGACAGAGTCAGAAGGACAATGGGTCGAGAATCTGGTTCAGGGCATTCCAGAGCAGAGAGTTCAGCAGATGCAGAGATACGCATCGATGGTTCACATGAACGTGAAGAACGTCGGCAAGATCAACTCGATCTACGTCGTGACTCCAAACAACACGAGCTATCGTGAGCACGCTCAGCTCAGATTCGTGTCTCACACTGACTTCGACAGATACTCTAACGGATCAGCCGTCTACACGACTACTCAGAAGTCTGACGGCGAATGGCTCATCGAGATCAAGCCCATCGTAGCTGCACAGAACTGGAATCTGAAGATCTGCTACAACGAGATGATCGAGTTCGACATCGACTCTGATCTCTACATTCCTGAGAACTACGTCGAGCTCTTGATCGTAGCTCTAGCTCACAAGCTCGCTCTGATGTTCCCGAGACTAGACGATGCTCAGATGCAGAGGCTAGAGAACGAAGTGAGAGTCATGGTCGACAACGTGAGAACACCTAAGGCTTCAGATCGAGTCATCGCTAGATCGAGCTACGAATACGGCTGTGGAGATCGTCAGATGACACAGCAGGAGCTCATCGCAGGTCAGGGCATATTCTATTAGTGGAGTTCAAGATGGCTCAAGCTAAGCTGGTATCTAACATCTGTGGCGGAATAACGAAGTCTAATCTCGTCAAGGTTGGTCTTGGCGAGTCTCTCAACATGTACCCCGAAGTCCAGTCGTCAGATCACACATGCTCTATTCTGATGAGGACTGTCTGCGGAGAAGTCAAGGCAGCTGACATAGAAGGTCAGTGTCGCGGGATGTACCGAGTCAGCAGAGGCATCGACAACAAGCCTACTCTATACGCTGTCTATGATGACACGCTATGGCTCATCGACTCTAAGAACAGAGCTTACGAGATAGGCAAGATAGACTCGTTCGGAACTGAAGTACACATGGTCGAGACTGGTGGATATGGCTCAGCTCACCCGCATCTGATATGCGTCGATGGAACGTCAGTCTATGCAGTAAACACTGGATTGAGCATCGGAGATCAGCAGTCTGACTTCAGAACGATAGAGCTACCGTTGAGAGTCAACACGACTGATCAAGTCATCAAGCCTACGCACTGCGCTTATCTCTACGGCTATCTCATCGTGAACGACGCTGGAACAGACGCGTTCTACACATCCTATCAGTACCCGTTCGAGATCGAGGACACTGAAGATGCTGCATTCTACGAGGACAGAGATGAGTTCATCGAATGGTGGATGAGTCTGACGGACGATCAGAGAACAGCTTACAAGAACGGCGACATATCTGATGGCAACTCGACTAAGTGGAAGAAGTTCATCGATGGCACAGCGGACGACAGTCCTGAGAAGTATGACCTATTCAGAGTCAACACTGTCCAGTTCGCACATTACGGATTCATCACGTACTCAGAGTGGTCAGCCGACAACACTATAGCTCTCTGCTCTAACGGCAAGGCTCTATACACGCTCGGAGAGAGATCGCATCAGATCTTCTCATACACTGACGACAAGAACAATCCGTTCAGCTCTCCGAACTCTGCAGCTGGCAACATTGGAATCAAAGCTCCCAACTCTCTGGCTATCATGGGTGACCGAGTCTTCTGGCTAGGTTCGTCTGATCTCGGAGAAGATGGAGTCTTCATGCTAGTCGATCGTGAGATGAAGAGAATATCGACTAACGATCTAGAGCGAGAGATCTCAAAGCTCGAGAATCCTGAGAAGGCATACTCTTCGATCTGGCAAGAGCATCAGCATCTGTTCTACAGTCTGACATTCGAGAAGTCTAAGATGACTTACGTCTACGATGTCACTGAAGACGCATGGCACTATAGAGCGTCCTACGACGAAGACTCTAGACTGACATTCTGGCGATATAATCATGCAACGTTCTCCTATGGACATGTCTACGTCGGTACAAAGGACGCTCTAGCTTATATGGACGAGAACAAGTACACAGAGCATGACGGAAGAGTCATTCTCAAGATGAGAAGAGGCTCTGCTCTGATGATGGACGGAAGACCGTTCTATATCGACTGCCTTGAGCTCATAGGCAACCAAGGACAGCACTCGTTCGATGACCACTACGACAACATGGAGCTCAATCCTAGAATCTCGTTCAGGACCTCTTGGGACGGAGCTACATGGTCAGACTATGAAGACGCATACTTCGGCAAGATCGGTGAATACGAGTACAGAACAGCTCTGTACAACCTCGGTCTCGGAAGGACGTTCACGCTCGAGATCTCTACGACCGAGAGCATTCCGTTCGCTATCGAGAATCTGAACATTCAGTTCAGTCCATGCTCTAGCTTCTGTTGAGGTGAATGATGAAGGGACGTGCAGATCTAAGAAGAGTCAGACTATCCAAGGAGACAGAGTCATATCTCTATGACGCTATCGAAGGATCTTGGGGCCAAGTCGGAGAAGACAAGTGGTCTATGGTCCTAATCAAGAATGTTCTGTTCGTCAATCTGAGAGAAGGATGCAAGATCGACATCGACATTCCTACAGTCTACGACGGCTTCATCCTGACGAACAAGAAGAGAGTAATTGAAGTGAAGAACAGCCATCTAACGGCTGAGATGGGAGAAGATGAGAACGGCTATGGTCAGTTCGTTCTACAGAAGTGGAACTGATCTGCTGCTAATAATTGAACGGTAAAGGAGTTATATCAAATGGATGAGCAATGGCATACAATACGAACCAGGCGCAGTCATAAGCCAGATGCGGTTATTGCTATCTCTTCTTGTCGGCGTTTAAAGCTCTTCAATGGTGATGTAGTAGACTCCTACTATCGACAGTCACTTAGGTTGAATGGTCGAAGCCGAGTTAGGGTACACAGAATTATAGCAAACTTATTCATTCCAAAGACTGATGAGGATATCGAATTGGGAAGAGATCATATAGATCACATTACTCATCATCCTATGAATATGAATATCAACGATGTTAGGAATCTTAGATGGTGCACTCCGAAGGAGAACAACAACTTCCCGGAGGCAATGGCAAACAAGAGAATATATTGGTCCAGCGTAATAGCAAAGAACAAGGCACGTCATCTGGCTGGTGAGTCGTGTCTAGGAGGGTAAGACAATAGACCCAATTACGATATCACTCATACTCGGCGGAGCGTCAATTGCTGGCAATCTAGTCACGAACATAATGAACTCGAACGCCGAGCAGGAAGCTAAGAAGGCAGCTCTCAAAGAGCTCAGGAATCAGAGTCAGATCACTGACTCGCAGTACCAGCAGCTCATCGGAGCTATAGACTCCTACTACCAGAATCGCGGATCTCTAGGATCTGAAGCTGACGTGATGGACTACAAGAAGGCTATCGCGAACTACAATCCTGAAGACTACGCTGCAGATCAGGGCGAGTTCGGATACGACAAGACGAAGGAAGACTTCCTGAATCCCTATTATGGTCGAATCATATCTGACACGGCTGATCAGATTCAGCACACGGCTGCTGGAGCTGGTCTAGGACGTGGCACAGGAGCTGCTCTCAACATCGCTAAGGGAACTGCCGAGAAGAGCGACGAGCTCTACAGAACGGCTATGTCTGAGTATGACAAGGACAGAGCATTCAGCTATCAACAGTTCCAGGACGCTATCACGAACAATCAGAATCGTCTCAACGCTCTCAGAGCTGCAACAGAGAACAAGATAGCGCTTCAGGGAAGTCTAGCTCAAGACTACTACAACGTCAAAGATCAGGCTCAAGCCGACAGGATCCAGGCTGAGCAGGACAGGCTAAGCGCAAGAACGGCATACGGCACTGCAATGGCTGGTCTATATTAAGGAGCATAAGATGAACGGAATATACGACAGAGACAACATCAACTACGCTGGTCTGATCGGCAACATGCTCCAGAGCAGAATGGACAGCCTGAACAGAGAGCAGAAGAGAATACAAGACTACAATCAGACTCTTCAGTCTGGTCTTCAGATGGCTGGAAGAGCTTATGACGCTTACAGAGCTGATGAGAAGAGGAAGGAGCTGCTAGAGAGACTCGATGCTCTCAAGGCTAAGAAGGAGTCTATCCTGAACGCCGAGAGAACATGGAACGATCCAGCTGGAGCATTCGGAATCGCACAGCAAGTCAATCCTTACGCAACACCGACGAACTTCGACGCTAATCAGTCAGACTACTTCAAGTATCTGCTCGCTATGAACGGAGTCATATAGGAGGAGAGTTATCCAATGAACGAGATTGAAGCAATAGATCAGGAGATCGCAGAGATCCAAGCTCTTCTCGGAATCCAAGCTCAGAGGCAGCCTCTACAGGGTGTCGCTTCTTATGTTCTGTCTGGAGATACGAAGCTAATGGACGCTGAGAGACAGCAGGACATGCAAGAGGCTCAGCTGCTCAACGCTATGAGAATGGCTAAGGAGCAGAAGGAAGCTCAGAAGGCATATCAGCTTGACGAGATCATGAAGAACAAGTCTAGATCAAAGGCTGTCATGGACGGAGCAGCTGCAGAGCTCGCTTACGCTAAGGATGTTCTAAAGGATCAGAGAGCTATCGACGTAGCACAGCAGAAGTATGACATAGCTAAGGCTGACTATCAGTACTGGACAAGCAGATCCGGATCTGATGAGAAGATAGAAGAAGTTCCTGCATCTGCACCAGTTCCAGAAGAGAATCCAGTCAAGCTTGCATCAGAGAAGGTAGACTACGAAGCTGCTCTCAAGAACGGCTTCGAGACTATTGAAGAGAAGAACGAGTTCATGAAGAACATCGAAGAGGCTAGCAAGCAAGACGAGAAGTTGAGAGACATCTATCGCAGAGCTGAAGGGATAACTCCGAAGAAGGAGAAGAGACGCAAGAGATATAGTCTTCTCAAGTCTAGACAGGCCGAAGGATTTAAGCTGTTCGGACAAGATCTCAAGGACTTTGAGAAGTTGGCTAAGGAGTTCGGAGGTAAGTAATGGCTTCCAAGACTAAGAATCCAAAGATCGCTACATATCTAGATGATCTCATGGATAAGAAGCTGATCAAGCCTGAGCTATACAATCAGGCTAGAGAAGATGCTGAGAACATGGGAGATAGTCCAGAGTGGGTAAAGAAGTGGGGACCTCAGTTCAAGTCTGATCCCTATCTGTCGGACTCATATCTTGGCTCCGGAATAGATGATCTTAGCAAGACGCTTCCAGAGAGACTCCGGAAGTACTTCGCAGAGTCTGGGTTTGAGCCTAATGAGAACTGGAAGTCTACAGTATATCAGACACACTTCACCGACATTCCTAAGGACAAGTTCGATGAAGCTATCTCTCAGATGAAGAACTACTACGAACAGTACAAGACTGAGCGCAAAGAAGAGGCTGGCAAGATCAGACGTGCAAGAGAGATACGCGAAGAGTGGCCTTGGTACAAGAATCTCGCTGTATCTGACTATGAGAAGGAGAGATACATCAATGACCCGAAGTCCGCAACTGTGGGCAAGGAAGAAGAGGGGTCTGGAGGATTCTGGAACTCTTCTATCGGTTCTAAGCTTGATCTTGGCGCTGGCATTGCTGGATTCGCTGCTGACTTCCTTCCTGGTCCTGGAGCGCTTATCGGTCCGACTATCAGAGGCGCTAGAGATGCTGCTTACTACTTCTCAGATTCGCCATACGCGAAGTCAGGTGATGAGCTTCTTAAGGATCTTGGATTCGACTACTCGACTAACATAGCTGCATGGAGTCTACCTAACGCTAAGAAGCTAGGAAGAATCGGAAGAGCTCTTCTCGGCAAAGAGGCTGATAAGTATGTCCAGTTAGCCGACATGACTAAGAACATTCAAGAAGGAATGAATCTCCTAGACGCTGCACCAGCTAGAGACGTATTCAAGACGAGACAAGCTATTGAATCTATGCCAGAGTCTCCATTCAAGAGTGAACTGATGTCCGCTACATCTGACTGGTCTAGAGGTAAGATCGACTGGGATGAGGTGCTAAGAATTCAAGATAAGTATGCAAGAGACCTGAACGCTTCAAAGAAGACCATAGTTCAAATACCGGAAGCAATCGCTACAGTAGAAGAGAGAGGCTATAAGGTTGGTCCTGGACTTACTCCTTATGGCGAGAAGAAGGCTTTGTCTCCCGAATTCTCGGATCTAGATAAGGTTAGCAAGATCGAAGTCGGAATCTCTAAGGCAGCTGACCAGATCAACAAAGGCAAGGTTGGTCAGGTATTGACTCAGCAGGCATTCGCACTCAAGAAGGACAGCGGTCCCGACAACAAGACTAAGAGACCTTCATTCAAAGAAGCCAAAGAGTTCTACAAGAAGAACTTCGCTAGAGACTGGGAGCTCGGATTCGATCCAAGGAAGCAAGAGTATGATGATCCGAGAGTCACTAAAGATCCAGCGATGATCGCTGCTTATGAAGAGTGGCTCGATGAGAACAACCCATACAAGAAGTGGGGAATTAGATTCGACGGGAGATAGTTGATGCGCAACTTCGATCTACACAACAGATGGCTTGACAATAACGGCAACATCCTTCGTGGATGCGTTGAAGTCATGGTAAGAGACGGCAACACGAAGGCTCCTATCTATGACTCTGATGGAGTCGCTATCGACAATCCACAATTGACCGACATCTACGGAAGAACTGACAAGCAGATCTTCATTGACACTGATGTCGTAGCATACTTCTATAAGTACATTGGCGATGGACGCTTCGAAGACATAGAAGCTGATGGAATAGACACTTCGGATCAGACTAAGTGGGATCTCCAGTACACGGCTGAGAATCAGCTCAAGATAGGTCTGACATTCACGACTGACAGTCCGATATGCGTAGGCTCTAGATCTGATCTGGACGACATTGATCCTGAACAGGTGCCTACAGTCGGCGGAGTCAAGATGGTCGAGGTTCTCGGCTACAATGAGCCTGGAGACACTCAGCCAGTCAGATACATCTGGAATGAAGACACAGACGCTTGGGACATGGTTCCTCCGGCGGTTCATCTTGATGTTCGTCTATTCGGTGTCTTCCCGAACTCTTCGCAGAACAACGTGGAGAATCAGAGAGCTGGAATCATGGCTGCTGTCCAGTACGCTAACGAGAACGGCTTGAGAGTCTGGTTCCCGAAGATCGAGACTAATGACGGAAGCAGCATCGAGTACAAGTACTACAGATACGACAATGTCTACGCAGTATTCGGCAACGGCTTGGATGTAGACGAGGGAGTCATATTCCTTGACTCTGGCACTAACTCAACGTTCAGATTCAGCGACATTCACGGAGATCTGTACTTCCAGAGCGCTAAGACTGCTGTTCTATCCAACTACGCTAAGGCTTCTTGGAACATGCGTGCTCTGTCGAAGAACAACGATAACGATCCAGCGCTCTACGTCATCGACACGATGGATATGAGCTCTGGAGTCAGATCGCTGACGAAGTGGACAGTCAAGTGCACGACTGATCTCGTCTACGGCTTCACGTTCACGAGCTGCGATCTCGGAGAAGATGGAGCTCTCGGCTCTATCGAGATCGACGAAGATCTATACGCTAATGAGTTCTACTACTGCAAGCTGACTGGCAAGATGTTCATCACTTCTGGTCAGTATGAAGCTACTCTGGCTAACAAAGTTCACGGATGTGAGTTCGACATTCAAGACTTCAGACACTGTCCTGATCTATGGAGACAGGCTAGATGCACTGATGACGCTAATCCTTACATCGACTGGCAGAACATCGACAATCCGGGCAGACCTTACACGACTTATGTCGGCAACAAGATCACGTCTTCTAGCGTCGTAGTTCTGAATCACAGAGCTTCTTACTCGACTCGTTATCCTGTAGACCAGATTACAGAGAATCAGACGAACGTAGAGATGCACAACTGCACTGGATGGTATAGAGTCAGCTCTGCTCTAAGCGCACTGATCAAGAACTCTAACGTCAAGCTGACTATCAACGCCAACTCGGTCATGCAGATAGAAGACTCTACAGTCTATCTTGACGATACGACTGGATGGACTAATCTTCCGACCATATCGTTCAAGAACTGCACAATCTTAGGAACTTCTGGAGTCGAGTACAATCTAGCTGGACTGACTCTATACAACTGCGTCGTCTCAGCAGACTTCAGCGCTAAGATCGTAGTCGCTAAGGGAAGTCAGATCAATGGAACGATCAGATTCATATCTGACAGCTCTGTTGAAGGAAGCTCTCTATACTTCGACAGCAACATCGTGAACGGTCAGCTACAGATGGAAGGCGCTGCATCGAACTCTACGATCACAGCGACTATCACGAACAACAATGGAAGCTCAGTGACTCCAGTTCTCGTCAACAGGACGTATCTCGATCCTGTGGATGCTCATCACGCATACATCTACGAGAACAACAGAGGCACGATGCCGAAGAGAGAAGTCAGCTTCACTGAGAACACGACGGTCATTCCGAACATACAGAACTTCACTGGATATGAGTGGTTCTGGACTCTCGCTAGCGGTCAGTATGGCTACCACGATCCTTACATCGGATTCGCGACATACTACTATGATGACGGTCAGGCATACTATCGTCATCACTTCAGATTCCAGACTCAATTCAGCGTGTTCAGAATCGGAACTGATGAACAAGAAGTCGCAGTAGACTGGAGACTGAACTCTAACAACGCTAGCTCTGCTGGCTACGTCACTCCTAACAGATTCTACGCTAAGATCGTCCACACGTCTGGAGAGTCTTACATTCTTGAAGGTATCTGGAAGGGAGGCGCTCCTACGAGTCCGATCAGTGCTCAGGGAGAGAACACGGCATACTTCAACGCTGCTACGGCTGTCAGTTCGTTAGGAACAGCTACATTCAACAACACTTACACGTTCAAGATCTGAGGATAAATAGAAGGATCATCCTCAAAGGATAAGATATGCAAGAACCTATAATTGAGAACGAGAGCAAGATACTAGAGGACTGCAACGACTTCCTTCAGAGATCTTCTAAGAGATACTCGGAACAGATCGAGCGTGCTCTAGTCGACATGAGGAGATATTCCGGAGAGTTCTGGGACGATGGACTAGTGACTGAGTACAAGAGGAAGAAGAGACAGAATCTGTCGATCAACAACTGGTCTCCACTTGCTAACGCTATCGCATCTCCAGTCTCTAACTCTCCGTGGCACATCGAGCTCGTCAACAAGACTGACGCGTCTGACATTCAAGAGAGCATAGACACTATCGAAGCTGACTCTGAAGCTAAGTCTGCGATGATCGACGGATTCCGCAAGTCAGTCCTCACAGGATATGGCTACATCGTATTGAGCACTGTCCAAGACGAGTTCACTGGTGAAGCTAAGATCTCTGTCGAGTCAGCACATCATCTTGACGCTATCGCGTTTGATCCTTCATCAGTCACTGTAGACGGGTCTGATGCGGAAGAGGGAGCTATCATCAACTGGCTGTCTCTCAAGAAGGCTAAGAGACTCTATGGAACTGACATCGTTCCGCTCAGCTATCCTTCAGTCGAGTGCACTATCTCGTTCAGCTCTAAGGATCAGTGGGAAGTACCAGAAGACTCTGTCGCCGAAGTCACTTACTACGTCAAGAACGAAGAAGGGTTCGTAGATTACTACAAGATCGTCGGCAACAGAGTCATCGCTCATGAGACTCTTCCGATCAAGTACATTCCGATCATCAGATTCGCAGGCAACGAGATATACCGCAACGGCAAGATCGACTACAACGGAATCATCCGTCAGACGATGAGCTTAGAGATCGGCGCTAACATCGCTTACAGCTCGCTCATCGAGAGAGTCGGTCGTAGCGCTAAGGCCAACATCATGGCTCACGTAGACGCTATCGACGGACTTGAGAGGAACATGGCTGCGATCAATCAGGATGACTCGGTAGCTGTCCTATGGAAGGGCGAGCATCAGCCTGTCATCTTGACCGAGTCATTCGAGACTGGCGACCTTCAGAACACGATCTCGACATGCCGCACGCTAGAAGAAGACACTCTCGGCATTCCGCTGACTGGAATCGTAGACAAGCGTGAGAGAACGGCTACTGAGATCCTTCGTCAGGAAGTGTCCAAAGAGTCTAACACGGCTAACTACTACAATCACGCTTACACGGCGATGAGAACATTCGGCAAGATCATCATCGAGCTCATGAACGGTGGAACAGATCTCCAGTTCACTCTAGAGAACGGACCGTCAGTCATCACTCGTCAGATGAAGCAGAGACAAGAGCT